CAGTGTTGAATTTGTTGGTAGCGCCGGTTGGTGCGATGTTCACCGTGAAGGTGCTGGTACCGCCTGCCGTGCCGGTGCTGGTTGTCGGGGTCACCGTCACGCCAGTCACAGCAACCGCAGTGATTTCGTTCACTTCGATGGTGCTCGCGTCGCCGACTTTAAACTCGGTTGAGAACGTGACGATGTCGTTAGTACCGCCGTCAGAGCTCAGCGCAGTGATGTTCATGTAACCGACGAATTCGACCGGACCGTAATCCATGCGCACCCAGATGCCGGGCTGGCGCTTGGCCTTCAGCTCGTCAGCGAAATACTTGATGAATTTTCCGACACCGTACTGATCCAGCTTGTCCTTCTTGCGCACTTCACCTTCAAAGCTCAGGGTGAAATCACTGTTGGTGATGATGGTCTCGACATAGCCGCCGCCGTCATCCGCATCAGAGGTAACCGAGTTCGGGTTGAAGTCGAAGCCCTTCGACGTACCAGCGGCCAGCGCCATCCACTCACCTTCGAGTGGTTTGACGTCCGGGCAGCCATCGGCGACTTCCAGCACGACCGCACCGCCGAACAGGCGCTCGTTCGAGTTCTGGCAATTAGCCATGTGAAACTCCTCTTTGACGTATAAAAGAAAACCCGCCGGAGCGGGTTATTTGGTTGGGATGGCTATTCGCCGTAAGTGCAGGCGAACTGGAGTCTGAAGACTATTCGCCCTTCTTCTGTGAGCACTGGCGCGGGAATTGCGCCCATGTTCTGGATGTAGCCGACACACTCGTCAGCCATGGGGTTGGCCTGGACGTAGTCGATGATGCGCTGCACAGCGTTGAGCGCGTCTTTGCGCTTATCTTTTGCGCCTACGACGTCGACCAAAATGTGATACTCAGATCCGAGGTCAGTCCGAATATTCGACCCGCCGTTTGGCCTGAACACCATGATCGCCTTCGACAGGTCGCCCGGGTCGTCGTACATCAACTGCTGCACCGTGAAGCCGGTAGTTAGCCCGGCATCGCCGAACATGTTGCGCACCCGCTCATGCATCATGGGTGTCATAGCGAAAGCTCCTTGCGCATCACCGCGTCAACGTTATCGCGCTCGTCATTCGCGCCTTTGGTCAGGAATTGCGGCTCACCATGCGGATCCCAATAGTTACCTGTTCCGGTACCGCCTCCGAACTCTTTCGGCTTCTGCGGTCCGAACTCAGAGCGGTTACTGGTCACGCCAAAGTGCGCGCGCGGCTGGCCTTTCAGCTTGCCTGACGCCTCATGGACGTACACAGCATAGTTGGCTGAGTAGCCGATGCGCCCGGTAATGAACACGCCGCCAGCGTCGATCTCCCGAAACTGGCTGTTAATCAGCGTAGAGGTGTCGATCGGGGTGTAATAGGCCGCCCGCGCGCCGATGAGAATCATCGCCGACTGCAGCGCCCGGACAACCTTGCGCCCCTTCACGTCGTTGATGACATCGTTCAGGTGCTTTTTCGCCTGGCTGATGCCCTTCACTTTTATGCCCATACCTACACTCCCGTCAGGATGGCGTAATCATCCGCCAGGCGCTCGAAGGTGTCAGCGTAACGGATAACCTGCCGCACCTCGTCGGCACCGGCGACAACCGGGTCCGCTTCGGTCGAAACGCCAATCAGCAAGTAATCACCGGCGGCCGCCAGCGCGAACTCCGTCCAGACGGTATTCTTCACGACGATTTCAGCGCCCAGGCTGGCTAACTTCTTGCTGAGCCCGCCCTCGTAATCACAGAGGATTTGCTCAGGCTCGGCATATCCCAGCGGGTCGCCGTATTCGTCATTGCCTTCCAGCTTGCGCCAGATGGTCGCCGTGGCTGTGTATGACCAGTTCGCAACGGTAGACATCGCTCACCCCTCAAAGCTCTGGTAACGGCACCGTCATGCCTGCCAAGCTATGCGTGCAGTCATTCAGATATTGAATCTGCCCATCTGTCACAAATGAATGGCAGGTAAACGGTTTATCTTTCGTGGCGTCGTCAAACTCATCTGGGTCATCGCTGGGCGTGAAGCCAGTAACCAAAACGCTTGGAGTCAACGTCGGTTTATCAACGTTTCCATTCCATCCCCATCGCGAGCCATTGCCAATGCCAACCTGCACCACATGGCGACTACCGCACCCGGGGCACATGAAGGATAAACGGTTATCGCTCGCCTTCTTCACTCGCTCTGTCATTCTTTCCACCTCAGCACCTTCGCGCCAGTCGCCCGGATACGCGGGCAGTTGATGAACCACTCGCCGTCCGATTTCACGTAGCCAGTAGTCTCCCGCCCGGTATCGGTCATCACCCAGACGCGGGTGAACGAGCGCGGCAGCCCGTGCTTAACTGATTTGTACACCATCACTTGTCCCCGCACATGCAGCCGCCCTTCCCGATCCAGATACCAGCGAATGCCGGGGCGGCGGTAGGGTCGGCAGGAATTAGCGAGGTGGCGCAGCCGTACTTATCCAGCCCGCGCAACAGGTTAACCGAGGCCTTCCAGCGATCGGTGAACGACTGGTATCGGAACGAGCGAGACGCCCCGCTTGGTGCCGTTTGGCTGGAGATGTACTTATCCCCCTGCCCGAGCCCCATAAGCGCCAGTAGATAGAGTTGAATCAGCAGAGCTGTCGATGCCGGATAATGCGCATCGAGACACTCCTGAATGCTGTTGGCCTGGTCGACGAGAGCCTGAAGAACAAAATCGGGAATGGTAATTCCCTGGCTCTCCAGATACTCCTTCGCCTGTTCGAGAGTTACCATTATCGACTCCGTGAAATACCCCGCCGGAGCGGGGCATAAAAAAACCGCCTTAGCGGCGGCTGTTATTCAGCAGGGAAAAGCTTTTCGAGCTCGCCATCAGGCAACAGCTCACCGAGCTTTTCAGCGCCCAAATTCCCTTTGAACTCAATACCCAGTTGGGTCAGGCGCTCCTGAATAATCTCTTTGCGAGATTTCTCACCAGTGCCGGCATTAGGCGTCGACGGGGTAAGTTCTCCGCCTGCCTCACCATTAATGAGACGGACGTTAGACTTCAGCGCCGGGTGAAGCTCTTTCAACTCCACCACCTGCCCTACCTTCACGCCGAACCATGGGCGCACAACTTCGTATTTAGCCATGCTTTTTCCTTACGCCAGGTTAGCGCCGTAGACAACGCCAGACAGGCCCTGATCGTCTGCGGTAATTTGCAGACCTTCAGCAGACATGATCTGGAAGTTGTAGTTAACGTTAGGCAGTGGACGCGGCAGTGGCACAACACCAACAGCCATACCCACCAGTGGGGAGATCACGTCACGGCGACGAACGTAGGCGATAAACTCGTTACCGGTCAGCGCGAAGCTCATGCGGATTTCTTTCACCGGAGCGAACGGCAGAACAGCCTGCAATACAGTGCCGCTTACAACGCCATTCACCACGTACGGCTGCGCCAGGTTCGCCCAGATTTCCGGAGAAACCCACATCACATCGTATGCGGCGACTTTGTTCGTGCGTGCGGTAGTACCGAATGCGCCTTTACCGAAGAACGCAAAGATCGCAGTCATGTCAGCGGTGGTCAGGTCGATATTCGCGCCACCCGCACCAGATCCGAGGTTAATCTTCTTGGTGTTGCGATGGTTCTTGATGCCCTGCGCAGGGTAGGACTGAACCTGAATTTTTGAATCGCCGTTGAGGTAGTAGTTGACGCGCTTCTGGTTGAACTTACGCATCTTAGCCATCTGCGAGTCCAGCACCAGGTCGATGCCTACAGAGTTCAGGCCAGCAGCATGACGCCAGTTAACACCGTAGCCAGCAGTGAACACCGGAATCGGGTCACCGTCGCTCGCGTAGTCAGTATGGTCGAAGGAAAACGGCGCCTGACCATCGATGCTTACTGACACGTCGTCGGCGATGTCGCCTACCACGTTATACAGTTTGGCGGTTTTACCGACCGGTAGCACCGTCTGAACCCCGATCAGGTCGTTCACGATTTCCATGCCAACTTCCTGATCGCGCAGCTGCAGCACCTGATTGTCAATCTCAGCCCAGAAGTCACGGGAGAAACCACCAACAGCGTTACAAGCCAGCATGTCAGGCGTCATGATTGCGCGGTTAGCCGCGATGATGGAATCGTTCTGCAGGTTCCACATGTTGCGGTTTGCCCACAGCTCGCTCCAGTGCCCGCCGAGGCGGGAGTTAGTCGCCAGCGTCTCTTTAGAGAAGTACATATGTGTTTGTCCTTTTGTTACGCGCCAGCTGCGGCGACAGTGCCAACGCGCATGCGCACGCGAATGAAGTCGGTGGTGCTGGCTGCGATGGTGTGTTCATCCTGGCTGTAGCCGATCACTGAATCAGTGTCATCGGTTGCCAGGGTAAACTGACCAGCCGTACCCAGTTTGATCGGGCTGTCTTTCTTGTACGCCCCAGGCACGCACAGCAGAGCCAACTCACGCCCTTCTTCGACGTAGTTGCCGACAGCTGAATCACCGGCAGGAATTGCCTCTGTGATAGTCAGGCCCTGGTGGTAACCGACATCGATGATGTACAGGCGGCCGGTCAGCGCAGTAGCCTGAGCGAATTTATCGGATGAGTTGATGGTTGCGGCGGTGCCTGGAAGCAGCGCGGCGGCCGTGGTGCGAGTTTCGGTCTTGTACAGAGACTGACCGTCGATATTAACGCGACGATAACGTGGCATTATTCCGGCTCCTTACTTGAAGTGTTCATCTGCGGCAGGTGCGCCGGTTTCTTTGTGCTGCTGTGCATTGTTGGTGCCCAGCGGAGCAGCTTCGCCCAGTGACTTGAACATCGCGTCCAGCGCCTCGCCTGACAGTGCGTTAGCCACGATATCGCCATGGACCTTCGCAACCGCTTCGCGCTTTGTTTTCTCTTCGGCGCGAGAGTTGGCAGTCAGGGTTTCTGCTAGCTGCTTTTGATTGGCCTGCAGTGCATCAACCTTCTCCGCGAGAGGCTTAATAGCCGCTTCCGTGTTGGTCGCAACAGCCTGGCCGATCATGCTGCCGATTTGTTCCAGTTCTTCTTTGGTTAAAGGCATGTCGCCCTCCGTTTTGTGGTTTGGTGCAGGCTGTTCCTGCGGTGTGAATAGAGCTTTGAATTTGTTTGCCACGACGGCCACCCACGACTCCTGGCGCGCTACTGCGGTGCCGGCATCGTCGATTGTGATCTTCCCGCCATCAGCGGAATAACCGTAAACCTGCGCATCGCCGCCATTTCGCACGATGACCACCTGCGAGTCAGTGAAGTCAGCAACCCAGGCATATTCATCCGTGCCCGGCGCAAATTTAGCTTTGGCTGCACGATCGAGGCGCTGTTCACGCTCCCGGTATGATTCACCCACCAGCGCGCCGGAGTTCGCCTTAAGCGGCTGAGCCAGATCGGCGTTAACCATCAGGCCAACTCCCTGCTCCGGAGTAGCGGCTCCAACCTCGTGCAGGAGGATCGCATCGTGGTCCATGCCGTGAATATCAGCTACCCACTCAGCACCCGTTGCGCGCTGCTGTTCGTTAGGTTCAAGCTGGTCGAGGAATGCGGCCACACTGGTATGAATCGGCGGAACGTCTTCACCGCGCTCAATCGCAGCGACGCGTTCAAGCAGCTCCCTGCCACCTTCCGACTCGCTGGCACGGGCCACATCAACCCACTTTTCGAGATAGATGCGATTACCGGACTTCTTAACGTTGCGGTTCCACGCGCCGATATGGCCTGCGTTAATCCCCTCTGGCGAGAAAGCAGACACGAACTGTCCATTAACCTGAGGGTGGCCCAGCGGCGCCAGGGTGCCTTCCAGACCCTGATAGTGGGCGTCGATTTGTTCTTGCGTATACAACCCGCCATTCATGACGACGTTCGCCGGCAGCGTGTAGCTCGGCAGCACCAGGTGCTCGCGGCCGTTGTATGTTTCGCGCCGGATAGACTGGCTGTTCACCTTCGTGGTGATGTTTACCTGCATAGGCATAGCTATTTCTCCGCCCAGGCGTAACCGCGCGCCTGCATCGATTTATATTCCTGTTTGAGTTTCGTGATGGTGTCCGGGTATTCCGGGTTCCCGTCCGCATCAACCAGCACCGACTGCTGGCTGCATTTGCAGTTGATGGAGTTGCCATCTTTGCTGTACCAGTCACGGACCTCTTCATTGGTGTAGAGATGGGCGTGGCGCACTGCATGGGTGTGTCGGGTTGTTGGTGAAAGCGCCGAGATATGGACCAGCAGCGTTTTCAGGCCGAAGATATCATTAGCCTCCTGGTCTTCATCCCACTTAGCCCGGCGCAGCGCGGTAGTCACTTCAGTGCGTGCTATACGGTTTGCCCGGCGCTTCTCGATGCCGGTCTGGTCTGTCAGGTTGCGGGCAATGTCCAGAGGATTCAGACCACGCCCTACCCCATCAGTCAGCACTCGAGCCATGTCTCGCTTAACGTCAGCAGTCAACCCCTTCATTTCCTCAAACACACGGGCATGCACCAGCGCCATACGTTGCTGGTACGGGTCGCTTGCGAGGATGGACGCCAGCGACTCACGCCCGGCGGCGTAGACCGGGGACTGCTGGCTGAGGTTGTAGAACGACTGCCCGGTCCCTTTCTCCGAAGCTAGGTCGATGTACTCGTAAAACCACAGGTCGTAATCGCCACCTTCAAGCAAGACCTGATCTACCAGGTAACTGGCATCGTTCAGGATGATGGAGAGTAACGTTGGGTTTAGCTGGTATTCGTATCTGGCGTTTACTGCGAGGGAGGAAGGTATTTTGTCGAGTGCTGATTTGTACGCCTTGCCAATCTTATTCATGCGCCTGGCGAAGTCTTTCATTGCCCGGCGTTCCAGCGCATCGGCTCCGGTCGGATCCTGGTAGTTACGCGGCAGAATTGGTGGCTTCGTCTTCTTCGTCACCATCCTCTTCTCCCAACGGCTCTTCGTCGTCATTGTCATAGCCCGCAGCTGTGCGAATCTCTTCACGGCTGAATGCCGGGGCATCACCACCGCCCAGCATGGTCTGGTTAATCTCGCCCATGGTCTTAGCGTTGGTGAGCTTCTCAGTACCGGTCTGCTCGTTAAGGTCATCCCAGATAACAGCCTTCTGGCTGACTGAGTCGACGATCTGCAGGTCGATAAGCTTGTCGCAGAAGTCCTCTATCTCGAAAACGAGGTCTAAGCGACGCGACTGACAACGAGCATTAAAGTATTTCTGATCTTCGGTGCTGGATCGCTCAGCTTGCTGGTTACCAACCAGGATGCGCGTCGGGATATCAACCCCAGCGGCGGCGGTCTGCAGGTTTACGTTATAGGTCGCTGACGGATCGGCGACAGCAGTTACCAGCGGTGTGACTGTGGCCCCTTGGGTTGTCATCAGAACATCGTTACCGCGGTTCATTTCCCCGGCAACGTCGTTAAACTTATCCTGCAGCTCGTCAATGCTCACGCCATAAAGCGACGCAAGATTGTTGAAGTCGATTTCCTTCTCAAAGTTTACATTAAGCTGCCGCGCGGCGTTCTTCAGGAATGACTCGCCAGACCCTCCCTCTACTTTTTCCAGGCTCACAAAGGCGTTATAAGCTGGCTCAAGGAAGCCAATAGCATCGTCTGAGTAATCGCCAAGGATGAAAACGCGATCAGGGTGGATATTGACGCGGCGGCTTGAGCCATTCGGCAACCGCTCGGCGTACTGCCACATTTTCGGCTGTCCGTACGTCTGCGAGTTAAGTCCAGTGTCCCACTCGCTCACCGTAAGAGATCCGGCCCATGCCACGGATATTTTCTGAAGGCCCCGGCCTTTGGTTACCGGTAGGCTCCAGTCTTTTTCGTCGCGGATGTGCAGAAGGATGCCTGCATAACGACCGACAAGACGGCGGCGATCTGCCTCAGAGAATGAGCGCCAGAACCGGCTGGTGAATACCTGTTTGGACTTTTTCTCCCAGATGGTTTCGTCTTCGCTCTCGTCGGCGTCATCACCCTCGATGATTTCCGGGTTCGTCTGCCAGCATTTGCCCACCAACTTCTCAACTGCGCCGTGAGCGATACCACCGCGCCGGTACAGGGCGTAGAGGTTTTCGTAAGTTACCTGCTCAGGGAAGCCATATTCGCACCATGCGGAATGGCGCTTGTTGTCCAGCCCCATCGTCGGCGCCATCAGCACCATACGGGCGCGCGCCATCCGCGCATCGTTCAACGCATGGTTGACGGCGAGAGTTAATTTGTCAGTCATGGTTTGTCCGTTTGGTTAGCGAAGGCGTTTAGGAATCATCATCCCGGCCATCTGACCTTTGCGCTTAATGTGTCCGTCGAGGCTGTAGCGAATACCGTCCCAGCAATGCTCATAGCCATCGGCAAGCTTAGGCAACACCTCACCGGTGATGCGGTCCGTTTTGTACGACCACATGCGGGCCTCTCGCGCTACGTTCTTGCAGCGCGGATGAATAATGATTTCGTCGAACCCGCGAAGATGCGCGATCCCGTCCTCAACGCTTCCCTGCCATTTCTCAGCAGCCGAGATGTTGAAGCCCTGACGCTTGAGATAGCTGATCGTCTCGGGTCGTGCTGAGTCGGCTTTAATGGGCCAGTCCCGCACGCCTGGAATCGTGTCGTACAGCTCTGGCATGTGGTCTAGCTCAGTCTGCTGACCGTATGCCTCGTACTCGATGTACAGCCGGTTGTGCAGGATGAACGAGCGCACCAGCGTGTTAGGGTCTTTGGCGAAACCGAAGTCAGCACCGAAGAACAGGCGATCGGCCTCTTTCCATAGCTGGTCCGAGAACTCAGCGATCCGGTATTTCCCGGCCAGCACCTGCTTATCGGAGTTTTCGAGAAAAGCCCCCTCCCACACCCATGCGTATGTTGCCGGGTCGAGGCGGCGCTGATCGTTCTGACGCTCACCTTCCAGCACGTCAGGGAACCACGGGTTATCCGTGTAGTTCATCTCAACGGTGATGCAGTCGTCGCCAGCCTCTTTGCGGAAACGCTTATCCGTGGCGCTACCGTCGCGCTCAGGGTTCCATGTCACCCAAATCTCAGAGCCTTCTTCACGAACTGTCGGGCTCAACTTCTGCCAGGCTATTTCACTGACTGATTCGGCCTCATCAACCCAGCACAGCAGGATACGCGCTTTCGACTTGATGCTGTCGAGGTTATGCCGCAGACCGCAGAACACGTAGTTAACGCTCTTGTCGATGGTGCGGATGTACTTCTCGCCGATATCAAAGTTGGAAGCCAGCCATGGAACAGACAGGATCGCCTGTTTGACCTCCTGCATGCTAGATTCTTCCAGAGAGTTCATGAACTCACGCGCGCAGAGCACCACGCCGCTTTCACCGTTCATCATCGACTGATACGCCTTTACGGCTGTCATCAGCGCAAAAGTGCGCGTCTTGGCACTACCACGCCCACCATGCGAGCACCGGTAACGCTTATTCTCGGCGGTGAACAGTGGCGCAAGCTTCGCGGGGATCGGCAGTTGAACGGCGTTACTCATGCTTTCGGCTCAACGGGGAGTAGCTGAATGATTGTTGGCTGCGGCGTCATGCTGCCATCAGGGCTTGTGTGCTCGACTTTCTGGCGATTGGTGTAGGCATCACCCATTTCTTTGGCGGCCTGCTCGATAAGCTGCGAGGTCATGCCGTAGTTCTTCATCTTTTCAGCATTGGTCGCCATTCGGTCGAGAACGCGCAACCGGTACGCTTTATTTGCGATCGGGATGTCGGCAATCTCATTCTGGAATCGTTTACGGGTGGCGTTGAACAGGTCAATCCACTTCTGGCTCAACTTAGCCGCCATTGCGTTGCCCGGCGTATATTGCGACACCTGCTGGCGTGAGACATCGATGCCATATTCAGCCTTTACAAGCTCAATGACTTTTACCGGGGTCTCGTAGCAGGCTAGCGATTGAACGATGAAGGCTTTAACCTCTGTCGATAATGCTGCCATCGGTTACCTCCATGACAATCCTAATAAAGTCTATGCCAGCTTCAACATGCACGTCCCGCATGACCTGGCTATATCGATGTGAGCCACTTCTGCTGGCGCATTGGCCGCATCAACGAGCTCCTGTACTTCTTTGCTGGCGCCGTATCGACGCACTACACCAGTGAATTCTTCGACGTCGTGGCCGCGGAGTGTGAGCACTGGCTGCCCGGTCTCTTTGTTGAACTTAGGCGCTCCGAAATCATCGGTGGCCTGGGCAATGTGGTAAAGCTCATGCTCTACCAGTGCGCAGAACTCGAGGTCACTGCACTGCGAGCAGTAATCAGCTGCCAGCGTGATGATGAACTTCGGGATGCGCCCGAACCATTCATGCATCTGCTGTTCCATTCTGGCTTTCTGCCAACCACCCGCGCGTAGCATTACCTGTTCAGCCTGACCGAGAACGTAACGGCCCTTCTTCGCGAACGAATCGGACGCCCACATGAAGCAAAGATCGGCCTCAAGCAGGTGTTCGTGGTCAGGGTTATGAATGCTTCCGGTATCGCTGAGGATTTGTCGGTTTATCCACTCATGCACTTCGTTGGCTGGGATCAGCCTGGTGTATGGCTGCCAGTTTTCGGAGGCGATGAAGTTAACTGGCGGGTATGGCCTGCGCTCGTCATCGTTAACCATGGGTTACTCCGTCGCTTGCTCGGTCTGCTCTTCCAGCACGGGCGTGAACTGCACGCGCTTCACATCGGCTGGAGCGAAATACAGCCACTCGCCGGTCTCCGTCGCCAGCGGCACAAAGCCGTTCACCAGCTCTGGCTGACGTCGTGACATCTTGCCCGTGAAGGTTTCGCCTGTCTGGGTGGTTAGCGTGATTTGGTAGATGTCGGACATTGAGATCCTCTTAATGAGCTTGAGGGATGTCGCATTAATTTTCCTCTGCATGAGGATATAACTTATCCCTCACTGTAGGAGCAGGGGTCACCTGACTCGATTTTCCTATAGGAGGTAACATGTCCCAAAACCAATTTTTCGAACTGGCTATCGCCTACGCTGATGGAGTCAATGCGATCATCAATCTGACCTGCCTGCTGCTGGCGAAGCGCTTCGGCGTTCTTCGATACTTCTAATCCCTGCCTTGTCCAAATTGCACTGCCCCAGCGCCGTGTATAGCTGCGCGTTTAACTCCAGACTTGCCTGCCATGTGAACGGAACCACCATTCCGGGGATCGGCGTGTCTGCTGTCAGGTCAGCGCTTATCGGCACTACTGGGGCCGGTACGTAAACTGTCTGCGTATTCCCGCAGGCTGTCAGCAGCGGCAGAAGGAACAGGCTGGTTAGTGCACGGATCGCCTTCAAGCGCCTGCCTGATGTAGACAATGCGTGTCTCGCCCTTTCGAGCCAGTTCGTTCTTTGCATTCTGGGTAGCCTGTGAGATGTCACGGATGAGGTTCATCGTGGTGATCACGTTGCTGGTGATCGCCTCTGAGGTGTCTGCCCGGACCGTCGCCTTATCGCGCTGGTCTTTGTAGGTGATGGCGTTGTTGCGGTAGTGGTTCACGAAGAACGCCAGCACGCCGATTACCGCTATAACCAGCAACTGCAACCAGTAGCGTTTAACCAGCGCACCAATCACGACAGGAACAGAGCGCGCTCTGCCTCGCGGCGACGGGTAAGCCCGTTCAGGACTTTACCGCCAGCTTTATTCCAGCGCAGGAACTCATCGGCAGCACCAGCATAATCACCGGCGTTGAGTTTTCGTAGGAGAGTCGATGTCGACAATGACCGGGCGCCGAGGTTATACGTGAACGACACCAGAGCATCGAATTGCCCTTGAGTCAGCCCTACTTTAACCAGGCGGGACACGTCGCTTTCGTAGCTGACCAGTCCGGTCTTCAACAATCGCTCCGCAGTCTCCTGCTTAATCGTCATCCCGGCGCGGATCGGTTTACCGTCGACTGGGTGAGTCCAGCCATAGCCGATCGTCCACACTCCGACGCTGTCCTGGTACGCGGTGAGCTTGCAGCCTTCGGACTGCTTGATCAGGGCAATGCCTTTATCACTGGTTTGCATGGACTACTCCGTTATAACGACCTTCGCCAAGTTACCGCGCGCCAGCCACACCGCCATGCAGATGACGGAGTTAAGCAGCAGATCGCCGAGGTTAACCTGAACGTAGTGGCCGAGCAGAATGTTGAAGGCGTTGAATCCGGCGGCAAGGATGACCAGATAGGCCAGCACCGCGACACTCAGGCGATGACGCTTCCCCTCTTTCCGGAAAAACATCAGCCTGACCATGATTAACAGGCAAACTATGGCGTTTGCATCCATCAGAAGAAGCTGCCATGTCATTTATCTTCCTCCCCCAGCCCCGGCATCTTCCCGCTTTTGGATTTGCGGAGAATGCGCAGCAGGACTGCCACGGAAATGGAAGCAGTGACAATTGCACCGACAGCTGGCGATACTTCAATGCTGGCCGGTGGCTTCATCAGGCTTAACGGCGTGTTGATGATTCCAGCCATGATTTTCGCCATGGGTACGGAGAAGAACACGCCACTGATAAACGATATCAGCGCAAAGATAGCCTGCTTCCAGAGTTGATGGGGATCTGAGGTCAGAACGTATAGCGCCGTTCCGGCGAGTGATCCGAGCATCACTGCTGGAGTCGCCTCCGGAAACAGCGTGGCAAAGGTTACACCGACTGACGACGATGTAAGACCAACGCCTACGATAGTGAAGGTCTCAGACATATTTATTCCGTGTGTAGTTGGTTCAGGCCCTCGGGACGATTTAACAAGTAGGCGTGTCGATGATGGTTCCCGGAGCCTGAAAATAAAAAACCCGGCGACAGGCCGGGAAGATAAGGGTAAGGCAATGTCGGCTCTCTGGCCGAAGGGTCCCAGGTAGTGGGTTCTGTGTGTGGCGATCGGACTCGAACCGATACTCAGGTTCAGCATTAGCATCATGCCTGCCCTGCTGGCTATGCCAGTTGATGCATTACTCTACCCATCTAACCCGCAAGCGGGAATTGAGTTACACCACAACGGAAAGAGCACTGAGCGGCACCTTTCACCAATCCGCGAGGTCTGCGGGTTCAACGCTCTTTCCTGTTGTGCAGATAAGAAAAAGCCCAAGGCGTCAACCTCGGGCTTAAATTCTTTTTGTCGACAATCGAAGCTATGGCGACGATATCAGATTTACATGAAATATATGCGTTTCAGTTCGGTTTTGCAAGACTTGCGTCTAAATTTGTCGCCTTTTGTTGTGAACGTGATCGCGTTACGGAGATAAGCGCACGGCTATCGAGTCGCTTAAAGCTGTTACGCATTGCCAGCCAGTGAGGCAGATACGTTTCCGTCCAGGTGGATTTCGCTACGCCTGCCAGTTCTGCCAGCACCTGGTATTCGTACGTCTCCCGCCCTACCAGCTCCGCTTTGACGTCCTGCGCCGCCAGCCATATCAGTTTCTTCAGGCGCTCCATCGTCTTGCCCGCCACCTTCTTCGCGCCGAGCTGTTCCCGGAACTCTGCCCACGCCCACTGGGTGATTGCCACCTGGTGCTCAAAGCTAACGTTCTCGCTGTAGTTCCAGAGCAGCCAAGCTTTTTGGTGGTCCTCCAGCGACAGGACAGCGCGGCGCCATGACGCGGTACCGAACTCTACCGGGCTGACCAGCGCAATAGAAGAGCCCTTGGCACGTGACTGGTTGCCACTCATCGGTGGGCCGTCCGGGTTGACCATGCGCTGCTTATCCTTGTCGAATACCTTTTTCCGGCCCCGGCTGCGCGCAGTCGCGGTGAATTGCGCGTTCTCGGCGAAAGCTACCAGTTGCCCTTTCGTCGCCCCGCTCAAATCTGCGGTCGCCACAATGAGCTGCTGACGTACGTATTCCAGTTGCTGACTGTTCATGCGGCTTCCTTCTGTGCCTGAGTGGTTTTGGTCTGGATGTGCTTTGCTACTGGCGGCATGCTGGCGCGCTTAACGCTTTCCGCCTGGTATCGCAGGAAATCGGCGTGGTTCATGCGGCCTCCTGTTGGCGGGCCCGGCGTTTTTCCAGCGCGCGGGCTTTGCGTGTGAAAATGGATTTGATGCGCTGCAGGTATGGGATGTCAAACCGGCGAACGGAATTGTCGTTGTTTATCGCCTCAACTTTTTCGGCACCGATACGCTCAATGAGGCCCTGCTCGAAAGCCTTTTGCGCACCGTCGCGATCCCGGTTGCAATAGACACACTGGGCTGCGGTATTGTGAAGGTTGAAAGCGAGGTGCGCCGCTGCGCCGCGGGTGCGGTAGTGGCCGCAGTCCATCGTTCCGCCAAACTTTTGCTCCGGCAGCCTGCCGCAGCTGATGCATGGCTTGCCAGCATCCCTCAGACGGACATACCGGTTGAATGCCGACTGCGCTTCCGATCTCCACTGCGGTTTCGTTTTCAGCGCCACCTTTCTCGCTTTGAGGCCCCGGCGTTCCGCGCGCTCTTTCTCTTTGCGCTCCTTGATGCTCTTAGCCATGGCCTTCACCTTCTCCTTTTCGCGCTCTTGCATCGCTAGGATTGCGCCATGCTCCGGGCAGCACCAGCGGATCCGGATGTCGTGGAATTTCGGCACGAAGTATTCACCGCACACTTTGCACTTACGGCGGGATGGTTTACGCATGTGACCTCTCCTTTTCTGACTGGATTTCATCAGAGAAGTCGCCGCCTTCGATTGGCATGAGGCTTTTTGCCCTGAAAATCGACATCCCACCAGAGCTTTTCTTGGTGTGGGTGTAAACAGATACATCGCCTTCTACCACCCAAACGAACTTAGGCATTTTGGTGACAAGCGCGTATTTTTCTCCATCAGGGAATTTGTAAAATTCTCCACTTTTGATAGCGCAGACCAAAGTAACAACCCTTCCAACTTCGTCCGTGTTTCCGGAAGAAATAACAACCGCCATGCCGCCAGCTTTTAATTCACGCATGATTCCTCCTCGCCGCGAGACGCAGCCATTTCTGATCAACCAGGCGGGCGGTGTAGCCCTTCAGTGTCGGGATGTCGGACGGCTTAACCGCGGGCTTGCGCTTGCGGCGCGCCGGAACGCGGAAGATTTCGTTTGTGATGACGCGTGAGAGAGGATTACCCACGAGAGGCCCTCCATTCTTGCGCCCAAGCAATGCGCTTACTCGATGCTTCGGAGAACTTTACGCCGCGGTCGGTACCGAACCAGTAAATCGCTTCGATGACGTCGACCATGTAGCGTTTGCTGGATTTGGATGTGCGGACGCCGAAATAAACGCGGCCGCCGTTGATGCCCGGCGCGGATTTTTGCTCCTGGTCCTGGGTCTGGTTCACCAGAACGGTGATGAGGTCCTTCCACTCTTCGCGGGTCAGCTTTTCGCCGTGCCAGACAACCTGGTCAGACAGGTCTTTCAGCAGCGGCCACATCAAACGATTTTGCTTGTCGGTGCGGGTCTCTTCCCGGGCCTCGACCACCATTGGCGCACGAGGGTTTACCGGTAGGGTGCGAATGTACGCGATGAGGTTGTCTTTAACGGTGTCGTTAACGATGCAGTAGTGCTGCTTCATACGCCACCTCCGAGAGATAACGCAGAATGCAGAAAATCGCAGGTGCATTTCTGCATCTGTGACAAGGTGAGGAGTTCAGATTGTGGTCGCATTTAAGTCCCCTTAAATGCGCAGAAGTCACCGGAGTTGTTCAGGCTCCGATGACATGATTATGGCGGGATGATTATGTAAAATCAAATGAACAAGTCATTTCAGGTTCTATTTTTTTTCTTCATATCAAACTCATGACTCAGCCATATTATGATCATGATTAGGTCTATCGAAATTGCTATTAAATCCCTTTTTTGCCAGCCTACTACCATAGAAATTAGTGACACTACGGACATTAATGCTGCAAGGCGAATCGCAAAGTTAATTAGCTTAGACATAATTTCACCGGTTAAGACTACATTAAAACAATTATCTTTCATTGCGTTGGTTTCTCGCAATCTATTTAGTGCAACTTATAGCCGTCGTTACAGGTTCGGCACCCTGAAGCAGGGCGGAGCGGCAGGCTTCCACAACGCTAACCCGCAAAGAACTTAACGTGGCCACGCTGTGACGCTCGCCAGTTATCTTGTCGATCCTCTTCATCAGGTCAGTTGCCAGCAACTCAACAGCCGACTCATCCGGCAAAGATACCGGCGCTGGCGGGGCGGTGTATAACGGTAAATCCCACCCATGCCCCAAGGGAGAACGCCACATGTCACTTGTAGCGTGTGTAAATCGTAGTTCTTCTGCGTCGGTATACGCCACAGCCTCCGCTTCGAGCGATGCCAGCGCGATACGCGCCATTTCCATAATTTCATCGTCAGTGATTGGAGATATGATTCGGCCTGCACCAAACTCTAAAATGTCTTTTGCGCGTTCTTTGGTAATAGTGCTCATAGGCTAGCCCTCACCCTGGACGGAATTCTTACGGTTTGAACGACACACCAGCGCCCAAAAATTCATTTCGCAAATCAGCGCCGCGGTAGTTTCTGCCCGGCGACGAAATCCCAATTTATTAGACTTCCCAACAGAGCGCTTACGCTGGCGCATTACCTTTCTCGTGTGCGCCGCCTGCACTTCCTGCTGTCGCTGCTTGGATGCGTAAACGCCCTTAGGTGGTATCTTTCGTGCCTGTTTTTGATAAGCGGTTAACAGGTCGTGTACGTCTGTAAATTTAGCCATTTCACTCTCCTTTACCGGCTGCGGCGCGCTCGCGCAGATCGCTTACATACTCAACCAGTGAGCCACCGGCTGGTATTTCGCATTCCTCTACCAACTGGAAATAGATATCGGCCGCAGCACGGGTATTACTGTGCTTCGCATCACTCATCTCGCCTTCACGAAGAGCATCGCGTTCGGCGGTAAGATTGGCTATTTGAACGCCCATGGATTCCAGCTCATCAAGCAGCGCCAGTACATCAGGATCACTTTCATCTGTGACAGTGACGCGGGATTGTTCATAATGGTCATCAGCCAGGCTGCGGCCATCGGCGTAGTGGCATCCGGTTTCATCGTAAATCACGCCTGAGCAGCCGTAAGTTACGCGGCTACCAGACATCCGCTGTATTGTCATTTGGGCGCCGCAGATATCGCATTTTGGTGTTGATTTTGCGAAGTAGCGCTTACGCAGCGCCTGTTTGTCGATGTTGCTCATTGTTCATCCCCTTGGCGAACGCCGATGGCGAAGCTACGCAGCCCCTGCTGCACCCATGTTGAAAATTGGTCGCTTTTGGCTGCCATATCCACACCCTGAGCACGCACTTCAGCCAGGAAAGCGTCAGTGGCCGGGGTTTTGTTCATGATGTAGAAATCATCACCCTCCTCCATGACGCTTGGATCGCCAGACATTTCAGCGTGTTTTTCGGCGCTGTAAGTCTCTACTCTCACCAGCCCAATTTCTTTAGCCACTTCCTGAATCTGATCACCGGTGATGTCACAACCATCAAATGCTGCGTTAATGGCGAATAAGAAAAATCGCTTAAAGCCCTGAGCTTCCGCAGCCAGCGCCGCGCACTTGGCTTCACCTTCAGCCACGCCAGCCTGGTACGCTTCGAACATATGCTGCGCCTTCTCGTGCACAAAGCTTCTGTCGTCTTCCATCGCTGGCGAGCAGCCGTTGTTGCTCTTGATAAACCACTCGATAAATTTCTGTTTCATACCCCAGCCCTCCCCCAAACCATCAAAATTCGTTTCATAACAGCGCTATTGCGGCACTCCTGGCAGATGACGTTTGTCTCGGTGCGCTGCACCAGTTGCGTCGTGCCAATCTTTCTGGCGGGCACGGTGTCGGCAGCGTAGCGCATGCCGTAGCTGGTCAATCGGTAAATGCGTTGGCCGTAGCGCCCCTCACAGGCAATCAGCCCATCAGCCAGCAAAGAGCTAATCGCTCCCGATATCTTTTTGCTGGTCATGCCAACCAGGGAGGCCAGAAGCGCAGAATTGAGGCCCGGATTGTTACGCAGTGCAGCCATCAGTTGGTCTCGAATTGTTGTCGTCATGCTGCCCCCTTGGAACGGTATGAATCCCACGTGAATGACAGAGTGCATCCGCCGCCATCGCTCATGCGGTCAAGTACGCGCTCGCCGATGAATGCGGCCAACTCTTCCCTGGTCTGGTTGCTGATCAGAATTGTTGGCTTCATTCGCTCATAACGGGTGTTAATGATTTCGAACATAATCAGCTTCTCGGCGTCACTACCGAACTGCACACCAACCTCGTCGATAATCAGCAGGTCAGGCTTTGTGAAGTAACGGATCACATCATCCTCAGTACGGCTTGAACCTTTCGACCAGGTTGACTTGTACTCACGGGCAATTTTCAGCGCCGTGGTAAATACAGCTGAGCTCTGATGTTCGGTGATCGCATGCCTTGCGATAGCCAGCGCCAGGTGATTCTTTCCGGTGCCCGGCTTGCCGCACATCACCAGGCCGCCGCCTTTCTGCAAACGCTCTGGCCAACGGCTCGCATATGCTTGGCAGACCTTCAGCGCGCGTTTTGCGTCGTCGTTCACTGGCTCATAGTTCTGCAGCGTGCAGTTTTCGAATCGTGCCGGAATGTTCAGGCCGTCCAGCAGCAGATCGATGTTTCTTTTGCGCGCGGCTTCGTCGTTACGAATTTTTTCACCCTGCAGGCGGATCAGCTCGTCGCTAAGGCATCCCGGGCAGATGCTTGAACGAGGCGGAATCTTGATGAGTGAGTTCGGGTAAGTCCGGGTTCTGCACTCATACTGTCCATGCTTCTCACAGGTCTCTGTAGCGATGGCGACGTGAGTATCTTCAATCTCGACCGGCGGCTTGCTCAGCTCTTCGAGGTTTTTCTCGAGTTGCGTGATTTTTTCATCCAGCGTCATGATCAGTCCCTCGCCCAGGCTGGAATTTCTGTCTGGCCATAGTCCTTGCCAGCGAAGTTCTCAGATACTCGTGACGGAGTGCGCACAGGCTGTTTAGCGCCTTTCGGTTCAAACAAACCCTGCCAGCCATTTGCAATGCTCTGGTTGATGATTTCTTCAGGTTGATATCCGCTGCACTTGCAACGCTCTAGCAGGTTGATGGCCTGGGTAACCGTCTGCTGAGACTTGATCGGTTTCTTCAGGTCGCGACGATAATCGACCCATGACTTCCAGACTGAAACTGACAGCCATTCAGGAAGGTCAACACCAGCCGGATCGAACGAAGCCGGTTTGGGGGATTTAGGGGGTTTATTAATATTGTCTTTATTGTCTTTTGTAATAGTGTCTTTTGTAATAGTGTCTTTTGTGTGTCCCCATTTTGGTGACAGGGTTGTCACTGTTTTGGTGACACTTTTTGTCACCACCGTAGGGACACTGTCACTATTATGGTGACAGTCACTACTATGGTGACATTTTGGCGCAGGCTTAGTGCCCGGAATTACCCACTCACTCAGGTTTTTGTTGGGACCGATCAGCATGCCGTCGGACACCAAAACATTCATCGCAATGAGCTCGTTTTTGGCGGTGTTAACCTTCTGGCGTGGCAATCTGGTCAGCTCCGAAAGTTGTGAGTCTGCTATGCGATCCATCTTCTTGTTGAACCCATAGGTTTTGCGGCAAACAGCATGAGCTACCTTGGCCTGATTTTTGGTCAGGTTCGCGCCGATAAGCTCCTCATACAACTCGTTTGCCAGACGGGTGTACCCATCGTCTGTATCGGCCACGCGTTGCTCCTGTATTCCCGAAACTACAGCGGGAAAGTTGAGAATTTCTGCGGTATTTGACATACTTACTCCCGTTACTTGGCGTAACACAGTGTTTGGAAGGCCTTTGAAGTTACCGCTTCAAGGGCTTTTTCTTTTCTGGTGCCTCTCACATAACCCCCAGCATCGACGTCACCATCGTCATCAACGGGCCTACCTGCTCCGGCATGAGGCGGAACAGCGACGCTATACCCTCGCTCACCTCTTTCAGCTTCTGATGCTCTGGAGCATCCAGCAGCACGGCCTGTTTAGCTTCAGCACACTCTTTCATCGCAGAGGCGATCAGCGACATCGTGTCGTTCTGCGGCGCCAGGCGGTTGCGGTACTCCAGCGGCAGGACGGACATGATTGCCGGTGCCAGCTGGCGAATGTTATTGGCCGCATATTCGGTGTCGCCATCGATCCAGCGGAACACCTTCTGCATCTGGCGGTGTGAGTCAGTCGGGATATCCAGCCCGGTGCCGCCGGTTGCCCGCCACTCTTCCACAATCAGCGCTGCGACAAATTCACGGCTGCGGCAATCAGCTGCCCAGGCTCGAACAGCTGCGCGGATCCCATCGATGTTTAACGCCTTGGAATCAGGTTCTCGGCGATTCTGGTAAATCATCGCCGTTGGCGAAAATTTGTTACCTTGTTGATACGCAAGTGAATGCATTGCTTTCCCTTTCGTGGTTAGGGCCGCCTTTAAGCGGCTGTGTTATTCGCCCCAAGCAGCTGGGCGAGGTCTGGACGGATATCTGCTGGTTTGAGCTTGCCGTTGGTTGCAGTGACAATCTTCATTACGTAGCGGGCATCAATGCCGCCACCGTGCAACCAACGCCATACCGTCGGCTGCGCCACACCGCAAAGGTCGGCTAATTTCTTCTGGCTACCAGCGATATCAATGGCGCGCTGGATGGTTTTGTTCGTCATATTCCAATTCCTATGAGTATTGGTGTGAATTGATAATAGCAATGCGTATTGATTTAGGCAATAGCTAAACGTGTTTTGACCATCAATACGCAAGCGTATAAATTTAAAGACATGAAAAAAGAAACTCTTGCAGAACGCCTTAACCAGGCGATGGAACTATCTGGCATGTCTCAGGGCGCTTTGGCTAAGGCGTCTGGAGTTGCTCAGCCCACTATCTGGAGGCTGACCAGTGGCAATGCCCGTGGCTCGACTAAAATCGTTGAGATCGCCAACGCGCTTGGCGTTCGCTCTGAGTGGCTTTCAACCGGAGTTGGCCCGATGCGTGACGGTGGTCAAATGCCCGCTATTTCTCAGCCAAAAACCGAGCCTGGACCTACTGACACATTCCGCATTGAAGCGCTAGACTTCTACGTAAGCGCTGGGCCTGGAGCCATCAACAGCGAGTTCGTAGAGGTGCTTAGATCCGTGGAATATTCAGTCGAAGACGCTCGTCGGATGTTTAATGGCAGGAAGGCTGAGCAGATCAGAATCATCAATGTTCGCGGAGACAGCATGTCCGGGACCATTGAACCAGGCGACTTATTGTTCGTCGACATCAGCGTACAACATTTTGATGGTGATGGGATCTACGCCTTTATCTACGACGATACATCCCACGTTAAACGCCTCCAGAAGATGAAAGATAAGCTGTTGGTCATCTCCGACAATCAGACTTATCGGCCGTGGGAGCCGATCGAAAAAGAAGAAATGAACAGGATACTCGTATTCGGCAAGGTGATTGGCAGCATGCCGCAGACCTACAGAAAACACGGTTAACTTTTAGCCTCACGGCTTTTCACAGCAAGGATCATCATGAAAAAGCTCTTTGTTGCAGCGACAGCAGCTGCACTTCTATCTGGTTGTATGTCTATTCCTAAACCAGTAAGCCTTCCTGCATTCCCGCAGGCCGAGTATGACAAGTTAAAAATTGAAGGTTCCGATAAGCTGACAGGTCAGGCCTTCCTCAAGACGCTGGGCGGAGACGTAAAAGTCGCTGCAGGCAGTCAGGTTATCCTGATGCCAAAAACCTCTTATACCGATTTCCAGTTCGCCACATGCATGGGGCTTACGCGCTGCGACAAAGAAGATATGCGCGCAGCGAAGTATGAGAAGGTCACGATTGCTGATGCTCAGGGTAAGTTTGAGTTCGATAACATTGCCCCTGGCGAATACTACGTTCAGACCACCGTCACCTGGATGCGCCCATCCACCTACGGGCTGGTGACTGAAGGCGGTGCACTGATGTCCGCCGCGTCAGTCAAGGCAGGCCAGAACAATACGGTGATGGTTACCCGATAATTTTATCAGTTCAGAAGAACCCAGCCATAGCGCTGGGTTTTTTATTGCCTGCAGCTAGCCCGCCTATCACAGCAATCCCCGCCCGAGTGAAAACACGCTCCGAATCTCACTCACACGAAAAAATATCAAATTAAATTCCTTTAGCTATCAACGCATTAATAGCAATAGCTATTATTTAATATCAATACGTATTGCTATAAACAATACTCATCGCTATTATCAATCCATCGAAACGAAACATCGACAGCTGAGCGAAGTTAGCCAGCGGCGGACAGCAAGTCGCCTGCTTTTTAACAACATGCAGATTTACAGCGTCAATGACCTGTTAAGACCCCTACACGTAAACGTGCTGTATCACCGGGTGCGATCCGGTAGGTGAGAGAGTATCCCCGCGCGAGAGCGAGAACGGCGTGAGAACGGGCAACACTGGCAGGGAGTTGGCGCTGATTCAACTTAAAGGAGTGATTCCAATGAAGCACTAAAGCGGACAGACCGCACTTTCAAGCCGCAGTAATGATGCGGCCCCGAGTCTCAGTCAGAGAGCCAGACGCAGGTCCGAACTGCGACATACCGCTGGTCAGGGTTAATCGAGGAAAAGGGTATGCCGATAAAGCAGCGCGAACGCCAGACGCGCACCGGTTATGAGCGGCGATGAGCGACAGGTACTCAAAGGCATGAGCGCGGCCACTGCGAGAGTGTGGCGAAGTGCTTTGGGGTGAAGCGGCGTGGGAAATCGGTGACACGCACAGCGTCTACGTGAGCGCATCATATTTCACGATTGGGCAGGCAGGTGGCCCAGAGAGTTCGGTTTCGTCCGACCTTGAACACATCGCCGGGGTAACGTCCGGCCTTCACCACCAAAGCATTTCTCCCGCATCAGCGGGTAAGGATAGAGGGTTTTATGGCAGACGACGATTATACGATGGGCGAGTTTTGGCGAGACATGAAGCCAGAACTTAAAGAGCGGCGCAGGATGGCGCGTAATTCGGCACATGAAGGGATGAGGGCATTCTTTCAGCGCAATGGAGTTGAGTTCGAAGAGGGAGAAAACACTCTCATATTTCGCACGCCGCAAGGGACTGTAGCTTATTACCCGCCAAGCAAGCGGATGCAGCATAAAACCACATGGCGAACATGCAGCCCTACAGCGTGCATGAATTACGTCAACAAACTCAGGGCCGCCTAATCAGCGGCTTTTTTCATACCTCACCGTTCTCGATGAGTGCGGTTAGTTATGACAACCGGCGGCCATCCACCGCCCATTGAAACACTGAATAAATGCGTTGAAGTCTTGTATTAACCGTTCCGTTCGCCGCGATAAGGCCAAGAGGATTTATGACAATTGATTTTGAAGTGAAAGCTACAGGTATTGATGTTTCAACAAGTGGTTACCGCGACCACGTCAATTTAGAAGTTCGTGGCGTGGAACTCTCAGACCTTGTCTCTGAAATTGAAGGGAAAGCGCTCTTTCAGGAAATCGATCTTGATGACTACATAGACTGGGCTGAGGCCGCTGGTCACATCGAAGACATTCTTGAACGGCTTGATGTAGTTGAAGTTATCGCATGGTTGCGCAGCAACGGGCACCTGGAGACTGAATCATGACAGTCACCCACAACGGCAAGCAGTACACCGCCAAAAAGCTCAACGATAACGAGTGGCAACTGACGTCGCTATCGGCACCGCGGGAAAAACTGGTGCTGAACCGCTGGCAGATGCATATCGCTGGCCTCCTGGAACAGGTTGAGGTGAAGGTATGATTGGAATGCACTACGGCACCGCATCAGTGCCACGTAGCGAGGTTTTACCGGGCACAATGCTGCAACACCACGGCAAAACTTATCGCGCCTCTGCGAACGTTGAGAAAGGCCTGTACGCCTTCAACATCTTCGAAAAAACCATCATCAAAAGTGATTCCGTCGTTGTGCTGCTGAATGAGCGCGGCGAGCCAATGGTTCACTGATACCAACCACCCTGTTCAACCGATCGGCCTGGCTCAATGCGGGCGGGATCTGCACATCCAAATTTCAGGAGTTCAGCCATGAACGCATACCTCACTTACGACCGAATCGAAGATCGGCGCTGGGTTGAGCAGCAGCTAACCGACGAGAAGGAGAAGTGGATCGGCGACCGGGCGCTGCAAATCATCGAGATGATGCCAAAAGAGCCGTCCGGCCTCTTCCACTTCTCGGTCCCGATTGACTCCAGCCCATACGAAGGACTTCGCAGCGATAAAGCTGGCGAGGCCTACAACGATTTCATTTCGGCAGTTGCTTACGCCCAGGCGGAATACGACTGGGAACACCGTACCGGCTGCCCGTTTTAAGGATGCATAAAATGTCTGAAACTAAAACTCACTACCGCAAGGCTTTTGACTCTCCATATCTGAGCAGTGCCGACATCGTTGAGCCAACCGTGCTGACGATCGCCCGGGCAACGTTAGAAAACGACAAAACCAAAAAATCCAAAGACGTTTTTAACACCGCTTATTTTGAAGAGCGCGAGCTGCGTCCTGGCGAAAAGCTTAAGCCGATGATTCTGAATGCCACCAATAGCAAGATGCTGAAAAGCATTACCGGCTCGCCATTCCTTGAGGATTGGGTTGGCGTGAAGGTAACGGTCTACGTCGATAAAAATGTCCGGTTCGGAAAGGAATCGGTTGAAGGTCTCCGCTTAAGCCCGGCGCGCGTCACAAAGCCGGTGCTTTCGCCGGAGAAAACGCAGGCTTGGAATAACGCTAAAGCAGCTTTCAAGCGAGACGGAAACCTTGATGCAGTGCTGGCGAGAATGGACATTTCTCCAGAGCATCGCAGCCAGCTTGAACAGGAGTGTTCATCATGATCTGGCACGACGTTGAGCAAAATGGTGAAGAATGGGACGCTCTTCGCCTGGGTAAGGCCACCGCGTCAAACTTCGGCCTGATCATGGCTAACGATGGGAAGGCTTTTGGCGATCCTGCCAAGCGTTATGCCCTTCAGTTGGCTCTTGAGCAGATTAAGGGTTGCAAGTCTGAGTTTGGCTTCTCAAACGACCACATGGAGCGCGGGCACGAACAGGAGCCAATTGCCCGCATGCTGTACGAAGAGATGAACTTCGTCGATGTTGATAACGGCGGATTCTTTGATCACGAAACGTATGGCGACAGCCCCGACGGCCTCGTTGGCCAGGACGGGCTCGTTGAGATTAAGTCGGTCATTGCCGCCACCCACTACTCCACCATCACCCGCGGCTCCTTCGATCCGGCATACAGATGGCAACTGGTCGGTCACCTTGATTGCTCCGGCAGGGATTGGGTTGATTTCATCAGCTACTGCTCAGACTTCCCGGACGGTAAACAGCTCATCGTCTATCGCCTTACAGCTGCTGAATGTGAAACAGAAATAGCCCGGCTTCGAGCGCGTCGAAAAGACTTCCTCGAACTTGTTGCGGACACGAAACGCCGCATTCTGGAGCTCGAATGAAACGCACGCCCTTCTACCGCAGGCCCGGGCGAACCGGGCAATTCTCCGGCCTCCGTGAACGCGTCATCTGGATGATTCAGACGCGCGGCCGCCCGGTAACCGGCAGCGAAATCGCTGAGAAGTTTGGCGTAACGCTCATTGAGTTTAACCGGGTGGCCAACGGCATTACCCGCGGCGCCGGACAAATAGCGCAGATAGTTGAGTCGGAGAAATGGCTCAACGAGGACGGCATCTGCGACCGGACTTTCGACCTGGTCACGAAGCCAAAGGTCGTAACGCCGCAGGGTAAATCGCGACTATTCACCCGGCGCGCCATAGAGCAATCACAGGAAGGTAGACGGCAGGAGTGCATTGAACGTGCCGCCCGCCGTCGCCGCCTGATTGCTCAGGGCCTCTACATCGACGAAATGGAGTCAGTGCTATGAAAGCGTGGTCACTCGAAGAGCTGGCGCTGCTGTGGCGACACTCAAACGCTGAAACCGGCCGCTGCATTGAAGAGGTAGGAGATAAGCGGCTGCAAACCAATATTGAGCGTAATGGCTGGGATGTTAACGATCCGGAGCGGGAGGATGCATGAGCAAAGTAGGCGATTATTTCTTTGAGTTCCCGGCGTCGCGCGGCATGCAGGGTAGCACGGCGACTTACATGATAACGGCACCTGCCCGCGCGCTGACGCGCATACTTGCCTCCGACAATCACGGCAGCACGCTCGAGCGATCTCAACGCGAAATTAACCAGGCGCGCGTGAAGAAGTTTTACCAGTACCTCGTCAATGCATATCAAAATAAAGAGCCCTTCATCATCCCGCCGCTGGTCGGCAACTGCGACGCGGATATTGAGTTTGAAGAGTTCGGCAATACGAATGTGGGCGTGGCACGCTTCCCTATGGATGCGGTGATCAAGCTGTTCGACGGCCAGCACCGCGCCGCCGGGTTAGCTGAGTTCTGCCGGACTTACGGAGAGCCAATCAGCATCCCGCTGATGCTGACCCATAATCTCCCACTGAAGGCACGCCAGCAGTTCTTCTCCGATATCAATAACAACGTCTCGAAACCTTCCGCTGCGATCAACATGGCCTATGACGGGCGTAATGATGTGGCCCAGGGGATGGTGTCGTTCCTGTCTCAGCACGACACCTTCTCAGAGGTGACAGACTTCGAGCACAACGTCGTTCCGGCGAAAAGTAAGTTGTGGGTGAGCTTCAAGGCGCTTAGCGACGCGACGGCCAAGTTTGCCAACGCGGGCAGTAAGCCGCTGGAAATGGGCGACATCGAATCCATCTGGGAGGCCTGGTTGGCCCTGACGCAAATCGAAGCGATTCGCCACGGCACCAGCCAGGCAGACTACAAGCGTGACTACATTCAGTTCCACGCGGTGATGATCAATGCCTTCGGCTACGCCGTTCAGCGGCTGATGGCTGACCACTCAATCGTCGATATCGTCCAGATGATTGAGGATCTGGCAAGCAATGCGGGCGCCTCTGAGATGGAAGACTTCTTCCTGCTTGCTCGGTGGGGTGGCATCTGCGTTAACGCCGAAAAAGACCGCCCAACGATAATTGCCTCCGTTCCGGCGCAAAAATCAGCTGCTGAGCGGCTCGTCAAAGTTATCCTGGCGCAAAGCCTAGGGGAATAGTTATGACAATGCAGATGCACTCAATGCCCTGGCCTGAATCTCAGGCCATTTTTTTGTCGAAAACTTATCTGTACATGGATATGGATGAGCTGTGCAAAAAGTTACAGCGCACCAAAGCGTCTATCCAAATGAAGGCCAGTAGCATGGGGCTTTACCGCTGCGGGAAATTAACCATCAACGATCTGCGGCTGATTGAAGCCCTGCTTGATGCCGGTCTTGAGCATGCTGTTATCGCCAGAAAGTTCGAACTCTCCAAGCCTCAGCTAATGATGGTTCTGGAAACAGAATCCTTTCATTGCGATATCTGCGGCACGTTCTCCGCGTCTATGCGTTCCTCTTACTGGAAATTCGACGGAGAGCCGCAAAGGACTTATAGCTGCTGTCCGGCGTGTTGCCGGGCTATGGTTGAAAGCTTTAACGCAGGACACGACGGGCCGTTGCTGGCACGCAGACGGGAGGAGGAATGACCGAAAAATACGCTCTTATCTACGCAGATCCTCCCTGGTCTTACGGCAACACCATAAGCAACGGCGCCGCCGCCGGCCACTACTCCACCATGAAACTCATCGACATCAAGCGCCTTCCGGTGTGGGATCTTGCCGCCGAAAATGCGGTGCTGGCGATGTGGTACACCGGCACGCATAACCAGGAGGCTATCGAACTGGCCGAGGCCTGGGGATTTACCGTTCGCACGATGAAGGGCTTTACCTGGGTGAAACTGAATCAGAACGCCGAGCTGCGCATCAACAAGGCGCTGGCCGAGGGTGAAGTCACCGACTTTTACGACTTCCTCGATCTGCTTAACGCCGAGACGCGCATGAACGGCGGCAACCACACCCGGGCCAATACCGAAGACCTGTTGATTGCCACCCGCGGCGCTGGGCTGGAACGTAAGCACGCCGGGATTAAGCAGGTGGTCTACAGCCCGCTCGGTGCGCACAGCGAAAAGCCGTGGGAAGTGCGTCATCGGCTGGAGTTGCTTTATGGCGATGTGCCGAGGATTGAGCTGTTTAGCCGCAGCGCGGCGCCAGGCTGGCACCACTGGGGAAACCAGTGCGACACCGCCGCTGTAGAACTGCTGCCCGGCTGCGCCATCGAAGTTGTGAAAACGGAGGCCGCATGACGCCAGAAACAGACAACGCCATCCGTGCCGCCTGCCGCCGCTGCACCGAGGAAATACAGCAAGCCATGCGCAAGAAGCCAAAGCCTAACTGGAACGAAACGGTGCCTCCCATCATCAACAAGCATCACAAGAAAATTGAAGCTCTGGGAGTTAGCCTCCTGGAGTTCGTCGTATACACAGGTCGGCTTAATCGCCGCTTCGGAGTTGATTCATGAGCAATTCGATAGCAGACGGAGCGAAATTAACTCCGGAGACATTCGCAGATTTCATTGAGCGCTTGAGGTATCACCATCGCGGCGATGGTGTTAATCGTCACGCCACCGCCGATCCGATTTTCATGGTTCAGAAGCAGGCAACCATTTATGGCCTGGCAGAAGAGTACGGCGAATCGAAGATAGTCCATTTCGAAGAATGCGAATGGGACAGCCCTCAAGAGTATTGGGACGATCTGGATGAACAACAGCAGGAAGAGTTAAACGCCTTCTGCATTGACCAGTGCGACACTGCCTTTACTGATCTCGATGAAGATGCTCAGTGGGAAGTGCTGGCTGACCTTGACGGCCACACTGTCTGCGGTACACGTAAAGAGTGGCAGAACATTAACGCTCATTTTACCCGTGAAGCAGCGGATGCTTTCATTCGCCGCAAACAGCATGATTATCCTCCTCTGCGGGTCTACGTCGAGAGCATGTACTTCGGCTGGGAGTATCAGGAAATCGTCCGCGCTCTATGCGACGGAAGACTGGTGCTAACCGAAAAAAATAGCGGTGCAGCATGAACAGAGCCTCACCAGTTGATTTGAGGAAAAGCCTCGAAATCGCCAACCATCTGGCGCATATCGGGATTCGCTTCGTGCCGATTCCGGTGGCGACCGAGGAAGAATTCCAGAAGCTGGCCACCGAGTTATCGCGACGGCTTGAGCAGATGGCAGTCGAAGCCGAGAAGAATGAAGGCGGTGCCGCATGATGGCACTAATCACCCTGGAGCTTAAGGCTCCTTTTTTATTGCTGGCGTTCACCTTCAACCGAATTAACCGACAGTTCCGGGAGCATTGACCATGGACATCATCGACACAGCTGCAGAGATTGAAGAGCTTCAGCGTAACGCTGCCCTTTCCGCTCACCGCATCGACCGTAATGCCGTATCAGCTGAGCGTTGTGAAGAATGCGACGAACCAATTCCCGAGCCGCGGCGCGCTGCCGTACCCGGCTGCCAGACCTGCGCGGAGTGCCAGGGTGTTATCGAATTAAGGAATAAGCAGAGGGGACTGTCATGAACAACCGACAAGCCCGTAGACTGCTTGGTGCTCACATCAATAACACATATCGAATCAGCAATAGACGCTGGTTGGTATGGGGTAGCAATTGGCCTTTTGTTTGGGAGCACGCAAAGCCATCACCGCGGCAGAAAAGGAAAACCAAAGAGGTTGCAGCATACCGAAAGGAATTAAAGCGCAATCAGGAGTCAGCCAATGTTCAGGATAATCCAGCCTAATACCTGGTACGCCGATGATTTCGGCGCGCCATGCAAAATCCTCCGCGCTACCCACGAAGTAATCCACTACATCCGCAACGGTCGCACCTGCATCGCCAGCATTGGTCGCTTTCAGCATGAATTCGAGCCGCTGACCAAAGCACAGGCCGAGAGGATCGCCGAAGAAATCGAAACAGCAGAACACCTGAAGAAGCTGCGCGCCCAGCGCGCGGCATGAGGAGAGATTATGAAGGAATTACGTTTTTATGGTGCAAGCGATGACCTTTTCGAATGTGAAGGCGCTATTCGCGAGGAAATTGGCTGCTTTAACAAGCCTGCCATATATCACCTGAAATCTGCTGAGGGTGAAATGCAAGTAGTCGGCTATTACCTCGACTCCGGGTTGTGGAGCGTGGGTGTCAGCCAAATTGCCGAAGACGTGCCGCTGCCAGCATGGCCAGTGCAATATCAGGTGTATGAGCATGGATATAGCCCATTGCTCACCCTTCACGTTCCTGATGACACAGCCTTAGTTCAAGACGATGAAGAAGACGACTGACGCAACTGATAGCCAGTTATGAGCTGGCTATTGGGTGCGAAAGCACTGCCACGTAATCCCTTTTGCCCGGCCCCGCGCCGGGCTTCTTTTTGCCTGGAGAAACCCATGAGCGAAATGACCTTAATCGTGCCCAACGACTGGGTAACCGAAGAAAAACTCGTCGAGATTACCGGCCTTCGCCCTGGCACTATCGAGCGGGCCCGCAAAAAATGCTGGATGGTCGGGCGGGAATATCTGCATGTTTCCCCGGACGGCGTGCCGAAGAAAAACAGTGAATGCATGTATAACCGCAAGGCTGTCGACCAGTGGGTTGAGAGCATGTCAAAGAAACAGCCGGGTGCGCGCCAATGAAGATCCGTTTATGCTTAGCGGGCTCTTGGACGTCAGGAGGGAACAATGGCTAAGTCAGCATACCCAACAGGCGTGGAGAACCATGGCGGAACGCTCCGCATATGGTTCATCTATAAAGGTAGCCGGGTGCGTGAAAGCCTCGGTGTGCCGGATACACCCAAAAACAGGAAGGTCGCTGGCGAGCTGCGCGCGGCGGTGTGCTTTTCGATTAAAACCGGCAACTTCAACTATGCAGCGCAATTCCCAGACTCGCCTAACCTGAAAAGGTTTGGGGTGGAGAGCAAGGAAATCACCGTGCTGGAGCTGGCGAACAAGTGGCTTGAACTGAAGCGTATGGAGATCAGCACCAACGCGATGTCACGCTATTCATCTATAGCGCGCAACATGGTGCCAAGGATCGGCGGGGACAGGCTGGTATCTGCAGTAACGCAGGAAGACCTGCTGTTTATCAGAAAGGAATTGCTGACCGGTTATCACACCCTGAAGGCAGGACAGAAAACGCCGGTTAAGGGCCGCTCCGTCAGAACGGTAAACAACTACATGAAGATCATGGGAGGAATGTTTAAGTTTGCAGCTGACAGCGGGTATGTCCGGGTGAACCCGTTCACTGGGATCGCCATGCTTAAGCGGTCACGATGCGAGCCTGACCCGCTGACGCGCGAGGAGTTTGTCAGGATGATTAACGCCTGCGCCAACCAGCAGCTGAAAAACATGTGGTCGCTGGCCGTTTACACCGGTGTGCGCCACGGCGAACTCGTGTCTCTGGCCTGGGAAGATATCGACCTGAAAGCGGGTACGATGATGATCCGTCGAAACCACACGTTAACGAAGGAGTTCACCCTTCCGAAAACAGAAGCCGGAACGGACCGCATCATTAACCTTATTCAGCCGGCTATAGACGTGCTGAAGAGCCAGGCCGAATTAACGCGCCTGGGTAAGCAGTATCAGGTTGAGGTGAAACTGCGTGAGTATGGGCGTACCGATGTGCATCCGTGCACGTTCGTGTTCAACCCGCAGATCGCATCACGTAATGGCCGTGCAGGGCATCATTACGCAGTGGGTTCGATTAACCAGTCGTGGGAAGCGGCAATGCGACGCGCCGGGATTCGCTATCGCAGAGCATACCAGTCCCGACATACGTATGCATGCTGGTCGTTGGCTGCCGGTGCCAACCCGAACTTCATCGCGAAGCAAATGGGCCACACCGACGCGCAGATGGTTTACCGGGTGTACGGATCCTGGATGGCTGAAAATAACCAGGACCAGGTGCTCATCCTCAACCAGAAATTGAGCGAGTTTGCCCCATCCATGCCCCACGCAGTAGGATCGGATGGTTATTAATTATAATTATCAGGAAGTTATGTAGCTTAAACTTGCATGCCCATCATCTCCTGATAGGCCGACACCAGCTTATTCCTCACCTGAATCCCCATCTGCAGGGACACCGACGCTTTTTGCAGATCGGCCATCACATCGTTCAGCGCCACGCCCGGTTCACCCAGGGTAAACTTCTCCGCCTGAGTACGCGCCGCGGTTTGTTTATCGCTAATACGGTCCAGAGCGGCGTTCAGTTGCCCCGCAAAGCTGATGGTGGGCTGCTCGTCCATCACGTTCTGGTTACGGGCCGTCATCGCGGTTGCCTGCAGCTGACTGATTACCCCTTCAATGCCCTGTATAGCCATGTCTTTCCCCTGGATGGTTTTTTACCCGGTCAAGACTAACAGCTTGTCAATCAGATAATGGCGGTAAATAGCGTTAAAAAACCAGGTTATTTGACGCATAGAAAATCCCGAATCATCAAATAATGGCAGGGCCATCAGTATGGAACTTTTGTCGTGTTTGCCGACCCGGGAGTCAGTTTTGTTTCTCTACACGAATAACGTAAACCACCAGGATTTAAGAGGTGCGCAATGAGTGCAACAGCATCGACAGCGCCACAGAATAAATCACTCGAGTGGATGAACCGCCTTCGCGCGAACCCTAAAATCCCGTTGATCGTGGCAGGCGCTGCCGCCATTGCGATCCTTGTTGCGATGGTGCTGTGGGCGAAAAGCCCTGATTACCGTACCCTTTACAGCAACATTTCCGACCAGGATGGCGGTGCCATCGTCACCCAGCTTACCCAGATGAACATCCCTTATCGCTTCGCTGATAACGGCGGCGCGCTGGAAGTGCCTGCGGATAAGGTGCATGAACTTCGCCTGCGTCTGGCGCAGCAGGGTCTGCCGAAAGGCGGCGCGGTCGGTTTTGAACTGCTGGATCAGGAAAAATTCGGTATCAGCCAGTTCAGCGAGCAGGTTAACTACCAGCGCGCGCTGGAGGGCGAACTGGCTCGTACCATTGAAACCTTAGGCCCGGTGAAAAGTGCCCGCGTGCACCTTGCCATGCCGAAACCGTCGCTGTTTGTCCGCGAGCAAAAATCCCCTTCCGCCTCCATTACCGTCAACCTGGAGCCGGGCCGTGCCCTGGACGAAGGGCAAATCAGCGCGGTCACGCACCTGGTCTCCAGCGCCGTGGCGGGTTTACCGCCGGGCAACGTAACGCTGGTCGATCAGAGCGGCCATCTGCTGACGCAAAACAACAGCGCCGGTCGCGATCTCAATGATGCGCAGCTGAAATATGCCGCCGATGTGGAAGGCCGCCTGCAGCGCCGTATCGAAGCGATCCTCGGCCCGGTCGTGGGCAACAGCAACGTGCATGCCCAGGTCACCGCACAGATAGATTTCGCCAATAAAGAGCAAACAGAAGAGCAGTACAGCCCGAACGGCGACGCGTCTCAGGCCGTTATGCGCTCCCGCCAGATTAATTCGAACGAACAGATTGGCGGTCAATATCCGGGTGGCGTACCGGGCGCGCTGGCTAACCAGCCTGCTCCGGCAAACTCAGCGCCAATTTCTACCCCTCCTGCAAACCAGCAGAACGGTCAGCAGAATAACCCGCAGACGACCACGACGGCGAACAGCTCTGGTCCACGCACCACCAGCCGTAACGAAACGACTAACTATGAAGTCGACCGCACGATTCGCCACACCAAGCTGAACGTGGGCGATATTCAGCGCCTTTCCGTGGCCGTGGTGGTGAACTACAAAACGCTGCCGGACGGTAAACCGCTGCCGCTCACCGCCGACCAGATGAAGCAGATTGAAGACCTGACGCGCGAAGCGATGGGTTACTCCGAAAAGCGCGGCGACACGCTTAACGTGGTCAACTCGCCGTTTAACTCGGTGGATGAAACGGGTGGTGAACTGCCGTTCTGGCAACAGCAGGCGTTTATCGATCAGCTGATGTCGGCTGGCCGCTGGCTGCTGGTGCTGATCGTCGCGTGGCTGCTGTGGCGTAAGGGCGTTCGTCCTCAGCTCCAGCGTCGTGCCGCCGCTGAGAAGATCGCGCAGGAACAGATGAACACTCGCCAGGAAGTGGAAGAAGCGGTTGAGGTTCGTCTTAGCAAGGACGAGCAGATGCAGCAGCGCCGTGCTAACCAGCGCATGGGCGCTGAGGTGATGAGCCAGCGCATTCGCGAAATGTCAGATAACGATCCGCGCGTCGTCGCGCTGGTCATCCGCGGTTGGATGGGTAACGAACATGAGTAATACGCTTACGGGTACGGATAAAAGCGTCATCCTGCTGATGACCATTGGCGAAGACCGCGCGGCAGAGGTGTTTAAACACCTCTCGCAACGAGAAGTGCAAATTCTCAGTGCGGCCATGGCCAACGTGCGTCAGATCTCCAACAAGCAGCTGACCGAAGTGCTGGCGGAGTTTGAGCAGGAAGCCGAACAGTTTGCCGCGCTCAACGTCAACGCCAACGAATACCTGCGCTCCGTGCTGGTCAAGGCGCTCGGCGAAGAGCGTGCCGCCAGCCTGCTGGAAGATATTCTGGAAACGCGCGATACCGCCAGCGGTATCGAAACGCTCAACTTTATGGAGCCGCAGAGTGCCGCCGACCTTATTCGCGACGAGCACCCGCAGATTATTGCCACCATCCTGGTCCACCTCAAGCGCGGCCAGGCGGCCGATATCCTGGCGCTGTTCGAAGA